GCGGACCCGGCGCAGCGCCTCAGCGGTGCCCTTGCCATAGATGCCGTCAGTGCCGCCGTTCTTGTCCAGGTACGCGCCCTGGCCAGCCGCGCGGATCATCTCTTGCAGCGCCTTGACGCGCTCCCCCTTGTCACCGAGCTTGAGTCCAAGCAACGGATCGTCTCCTTCCTGTTCGGCGCTTCCCGCGCCGCCCGGCGCGGGCATTCCGGCCTTGACCCACCGGTACAGCTCGTCACCCGGGCACGACGTCGCGGTGACGTCCCGGTGGCCCCGCTTCGCCAGCTTGCCGCCCTTGCGCCGGCACGCTTCGTCGTACAGCCACCGGATCGACCGCTTCGCCGCGTCGGTCGCGTCACCGTCCCGGCCGATGAAGCACACACCGATACCGGACGTGTTGTGGCCTGGAGCGTGGGCGCCCACCACCAGCCACCCGCGGCCCTCATAGATCCGGCCCCGGGTGTCGACCAGGAAGTTGTAACCGATGTCCGACCACCCGTTGGAATCCATGTGGTAGTTCTGGATCTGCCGGGGCGTCTGGCTGGTGGGGCCTTCGGAGTAGTGCACCACGAACTCGGTGCGCCGCGACCACGTGGTGGTCTGCCGGTTGCGTGGGGCGCGGGCGCCCCACTCGGCGCGGCTGATGATGTCCAAGGGGCCTCCCTAGTTGACGATGAGGGCGATGGCGGCGATGGCGGCGGAGATGGCGCCCATGACGCAGGTCATGACGGTGCCGAGGATCGTCAGGCGCCGCCGGGCCTGCTCGTCCACGGCCGCGCGCATCCGCGCCTCACGCGCGTCCAGCTCCTCGCGCGTGACCGTCGTGCGCTCCAGCGCGTCCAGACGCTCGTCGTGGCGGCGGAACTCGCCGACGAGATCGTCGACGCGGCGTGTGCCCTGCTGCTGCTCCTGGAGGACCAGGCGCACGTCCCCCTCGATGCGGGCCAACGCCGTCATCAGCTCGCCGCGCAGCAGCGCCAGCTCGGTCGACGGCGGGGTCTCGTTCATGCGATCCGGCGCACGATCATCGTTGAGCCACCGAACAGTTGCGTCGCGGCGCTGATCGGCGGGTACGTGGCCACGGGTGTACCTCCTACAGGGCGGTGATCGCGGGCTGGGCCGAGCAGATCGAGGCGATCGAGGACGCCGGCTGGGTGCTGACCTACTGGTCGGTGAGCACCGACTCCAAGGGCCGGCCGGAGGCGTACCCGCTGTTCGAGCTGCCCGACGAGGACTAGCCCTTCACCACGGCGCCGCTCGCGGCCGGGGCGTTCTTGGTGATCTGCGTGGGGATGGACCACGTCTGCACCTGGTCCAGTTCCAGGCGGCACGAGTTGTCGGCGGAGTTGTACTCGGTCGCCACGATCCGGAACACGGTGCCGTCGTGCTCGCGCGGCGGCGCGACAGTGCCGTGCGAGAAGTCCTGGATCATGCCGCGCGGCGGCAGGTCCGTGATGCGGATCAGCTTGCCGGGGCGGATCTCCCACGGCTGCACCATCCGCGCCGCACCCGACCAGCTGTTGGCCCCCACGTCGTAGAAGTAGATGGGGCGGCGGATCGTAATGGTGCCCGCGTTCTTGACCTTGCTGTAGCGCCGCAGAATCTGCGGCGCCTCAGAGGTCACTACATCCAAGATCGTGGGCTCTTCCCGTGTGGCAGTGATTGCGCGGGACAGCTGGTTGTACGCCAACTCTGGGAACTCACCCTCGAATGATCGGCCATCTTCGGTGGTCCAAAGTCTCTTGTCGCCTGCCGTCAGGTTCCAGGTGTCGTCCTGCGTCCACTTGTAGAACAGGAAGTTGTACAGATCTTCTCCGTTGGGTTGCTCTTCCAACCCGTCCAGCGATGACGCCTGGTAGCCCCACCCGTTCGGCCATGTGGCCCACTCGAAACGGAAGCCCCGCTCGTTCTGGCCGCCCGCGCCGTTGGTGGCGCCGTAGCGGCTCTCCCACAGCGCCCAGTAGGCGGCCAACTGGGCATCCATCATGTCGGCGAGGATCTGCGACGCCGTGGCGCCATCAAAGTAGGTCAGGTGCGTGAACCTCGCCGGGGAACTGGCGTCGATGTATGCCTCAGTGGGGCGCACATGCCCAGAGAACGGCCTGCCGGAAGTGCTCGTCCAGTCTGCCATCGCGGCCCAGCCGCCCACCAGGAACCGGCCGACAACGTCCTCGACAACCTGGGGAACCGTGACATAGTCGCCCGGGTAGTCGCTCGGCGCGAGCAGCCTGGTCCCGTTCCGGTTCAGCCGCTGCACCTGGACGCGTGGTTGAGCGATCCGGCCGACAACCTTGTCCGGGGCGCTGGTGTAGTCACCGAAACCGGAGTTGTTGCCGACACCCATCTCAATCGCGACGGCGAATCCCTCCTCTGCGGTGAAGCCGCCGGTCGTGCCGAACTGGTTGAGGGGGGCGCCAAGCCGGCGCATGTGCCGGACGTTCTGGGTGTAGTTGGTGGCGTCCAGTTCCTGGTCGAGCCCATCGGAGCCATCGGTCGCTTCGATGATCACCGAGTTCCACAGCCGCGCTGGCGCCTGGTTGCCTGTCCCGGCCGGGGCCGAGGAGGCGAAGGTGATGTCGTAGCGGCCGATCCACAGACCGCATTCCTGGGCTCGGCCCCACCGCAGCGCCTCGTACAGGACCGCGACGCCGCCACCGCCGCCCGCCGGGCCCGGCCACACCAGGTTGCCTTCCCAGCGGACCTCGATGACCTGCTTGTCCTCGTTGGTGCTGAACTGCCAGAAGTTCTCCGGCTTCTGCACCCAGGAGTTGATGTCTGAGTCGATGTAGAACATCGGCCGCTGGATGTCGCTGGCGACCACCGACGAGCCGAGGCAGCCGATCTCCCACGTGTCGGAGTCGGAGGACCGCCGCGGGTCCTCGATGCGCCCTTCCCAGACGATCTCAGCGCTGCGCAGGTCGACGATCTGTACGCGGTTGAACAGCCTGGCCAGGTTGTCGAAGGCGGCCTTGTCGGCGTTGTACAGGTAGCCACTGCCGGGGCTGGCGACGATGCTCGGCCGGTGCAGCCGGATCGTCGCCGAGGCGAACCCGCCCGGCACGGCAGACCGGAAGGTGAAGTCGTCGACCGCGTTCGTCACCCACACGTCGAACGCCGCCTGGCGGTTGTTGTAGATCCGCACCCCCAGCGGCACCGGCTGGCCGAACAGCAGGGTCTCGGGTGCCAGCGCGACACGCGGCCCGGCCGCCTGCCCCGTGTCGTTCTCGACGGCCTGCCCGATGGCGACCTTCTTGGTGATGGTCATCGGCGTGGCCGCGCCGGTCTCGACGGCCTGCCCTGCGGCGCGGGCCTTCACTCGCGTGAACGCGGTGGCGGTGTCGGTTTCGGTGGCGCGGGCGAACGGTCCCACCATGGGCGCCGCCGAGTTCGTCTCGACGGCCTGCCCGATCGGGATGACCTCACCGGAGGCGATCAGGTTCGCAGCGTCGCCCTCGGACGCCTGGGCGAACGCCACCAGCCGCATCGTCGCGGCGCTGTCCGCGGTGTCGGTCTCGGCGGCCTGACCCACGGCGACGGTCTTGTCGGTGATGCCCGCCCTGATGGTGACCATGAAGCCGCCGCTATTGGAGGCGGCCGGACTCACGGTTGCGGTCCGGGTGCCGGTCGCGCCGGCCGAGGCGAGCAGCTGCTGCGCGACCATGGCGTTGGAAGTGGCGGCTCCGGAGACGATGCCCTGCTGCGCGACCTCGGTCATGCCCGCGGGGGCGGTGAAGACCGCGATGTCGGCGCCGGCGTTGTTGATCGGAATCGCGAGCAGCAGGGCACCGGCCGTCGCCGCAGTCATCGACGGGAGAACAACGCTGGCGGTGCCGGTGATGGCGGCGCTCGGGCCGACGGCGTCGATCGGCGCGGCCAGGTCCGCGCCGGTGATCCGGCCCACCATCAGCACGCAGCGGGCCGAGCCCTGGTTGTTGTTGAAGGTGTAGGAGGTGGCGGTCTCGCCAGCGGCCGAGGGAACGGGCTTGGTGGCAAAACACCAGGTACCGTTCGAGCCGTCCGTCTTGGCGATCGACCAGCCCGACGGCGCGGTGATCGTCCCGTTGGAGTTGCGGTGGTAAAGCACCGCCCACAGCAGGTCGCCGTCGCTGACGTTGGCGGGCTTGTTGGCGGTGAGGCCGACGGCACTGGTGCTGGACGCCGTCGTGACATTGCCGGCGCCGGTCTGCGCTACGGGTGCCATCGCCCCTCTCTCAGCCGGTGGCCCGGAAGAACCCGTTGGCCGCGACCTGCGCGGTGATGCTGCTGCCGTCGGTGGTGACGGCGAAGTCATGGAACGTCAGCGGGATGATCGCCGAGTCGGCGGACGCGGTGTCCGGCTTGTAGCAGACCAGCAGCTTGACCAGGGTGTTGTTGGTGGTGCCGCCCGCGTTCGTCCAGGTGACGTCGTTGATGTCGACGTCCACGAGGTTGCTGGTGTCGTTGACGGTCACCGCGACGCCCGCCGCGGTCGCCCGCGCGTAGTTGGTGAAGTTCGCCTCGGTGTTGGCCGCCAGCACCTGCGCCAGGGTGTCGTGGTCGCGGAGTGTGTCGTCGGCCTGCGCGGTCTGCAGCAGCACCACGATCAGCGAGTCGTCGGCGGCCGGGAGGGTCGCGTAGTAGGCGGCCCGGCCGAGTGCGATGTTGAAGACGCCGTTCGCCATGGTTCTCCTATGCGGTCGCCACGTCCAGCCAGCGTGGCCAGTAGCTGATCTCGACGGTGCGGGAGTCGGCGATGGTGCCGCTCCCGGTGAGCATGTACCAGCGGTTGAGCACGCCCGGCACGAGCATCGGCAACCCGCCGATCCGGGGCACCAGGCCACCGCCGTTGTCGATGGTGCGGTTCAGGCCGAAGGGCTGCGTACCGGCGGCCATTCCGTAGGTGGCGTCGTTGGGGCCGTCCAGGATGAGGTAGCCCGTCGAGGCCACCTGCTGCACCGCGCAGAACCGCTCGTCGACCGGCATCAGGTAGACGTAGTCCATGTTCAGGTTGCCGGTGCCGGACTCGCGCTGCGCCTGAATGGAGATCTGGCTGGTGGCATAGCCGGGCGGCAGGCCGCTGTACCCGATCGCGCTGGGCGCCGCCGTCGCGTGCGGGAATTCCAGGATCCCCAGGTCGAGTAGCCGGAACGTGCCGCTGGCGATCGTGGCGCTGACGGTCGGCCCGCTGGCGGTGTCCGCCCCCAGTTGCTGGAAGCGGATCAGGAACGTGGACGTGGCGTGGGCGGAGTAGACCGCCGCGCGCAGGAACACCCGGTACCGGCCGCGCAGGGCCTCCGAGGAGGTCGCCGTGGGAACGGTGAGGGTGAGGCGCGTGGTCATGTTGCTGTTGGTCCCGAACGTCACGCCGACGGCACGGTTGGCGCCAGTACCGGAGTACAGGCCCTCCCCGGTCCACAGGAACGCGTCGGTGCCCAGGGTGGCCGCTTCCGCCTGCGCGACGTTCACCAGCGCCGTGGGGTTGTTAATGGTGCGTTGCGCCAGCAGCAGTGTCCCGCCCGCACCGAGGTTGGAGATCCGCACGAACGCCGGGGCGGGCCCGTCTCCCACGATCGGGCCGGGCACGTCGAACCGGGCCGGGTTGGTCGCGGCGGCCGGGTCGTTGGACACCGTGATCGGGGAAATGTCGCGGCGCAGCCCGATCGCGTACGGCTCCGCCACCACCGTGGCCTTGACCTTCCACGCCTTGCCGGGCACGAACTGGTTGTCCAGCTCGAACTGATCACTGCGCATCGTGCGGAAGAACACCGGGGTCGAGTGACGCTCCGGCTGGTACATCAGCAGGTTCGCCGGCTTGGCAACCTCCCGCTCGAACGCCTTGAGCTGCGCGATCCGGGCCGCCTCGGTCTCCCCCTCCAAGATGAGCGTGAACCGCAGCTCGCGCAGGTCGTACGACGCGGAGGTGAGCACGCCGCCGTCGGACATCGCGTTGGCCACCAGCGACCGGCGCACCGGCGGCGGCGACACGTCGAAGTCCTCCCGCGACACGCGGATACCGCCGCCGGTCATGTTCAGCAGCACCGCCGGTGCCGCCTCTGGCCGGTCCACGAACTGCCACGTCGCGACCATGATCAGCCCGTCCGCCGCCGCTGCGAGGTGACGCGGCCGGTCTCACGGCTGACGATCTCGCCCACGACCTGCTTGTCCATCTCCACCTTCAACCCGTAGCGCTGCAGAGCGCTCACCACCGCGTCGGCCAGCTCGGCGCCCGTCGGGCCGCTCGCGGCACTGCCGGCGGCGCCAGCCGCGGCCACCCCGGCGGGTGTCGCCAGGGCCAGCGCACCGGTACCGCCGAGGGCGGGCTGCGCGGCCTGCGCGAGCCCGGCGGCGGCGCGAGCAACCATCCCCTGCGTGGACGCCATCCCGTTGACCAGGCCCTGGCCGAGGTTGCGGCCGAGTTCGGCGAACACACGCGACGGGCTGTGGATGCCGAGGACGCGGCGGACGGGTTCGGGGATGATGCGGCGCACCAGGTCACCGATCCACCGCTGGATGCTCCCGGCCATGGACGAGATGCCGTTCCACAGGCCCGACAGCACGTCACGGCCCGCGCCGTACAGCAGTCGCCCCAGATTCCCGAGGGCGCGCAGCAGGCGTCCCGGCAGCCCGGTCATCCAGTTCGCCAGGCCCTGCGCCCTGTTGATCGCCCCGTTCTTGATCTGGTCCCAGTGCCGCAGGATGATCGCGACCGGGTTCGTCTTGAGGAACAGGTTCTTGATCCACCCGGCGATCATCTTGAGCTTGTCCCAGACCCAGCCCCAGGCCGCGCCGGTGGCGCGCTTGATCGTGTCCCAGTGCTTGATGATCAGGCCGACGACCGTGAAGTTCAGGAACAGCTGGACGATGAACCCGGCGATCTTCTTGATCCACGACCAGACGAAGTTCCAGGCCGCGACCGTGAACGCCTTCACCTTGTCCCAGTTCTTGACGATCAGTACGACGAGCGCAACGATGGCCACGATCACCAGGGCGATCGGGTTGGCGATCAGCCACGCCGCCGCGATCCGGGCCGCGTTCCACAGCGCCTTCGCGGCCATGAGCGCCCACCCGGCCACCACGCGGCCGACCGTCATCGCCATCGACCCGACCATGCGCGCCGCCGACAACGCGAACGACCCGGCCGCCCGGCCCACAGCGGCGTCCGCGGTTCCGGCGTCCGACCCGATGCGGATCATGCCGCCGCCGATCAAGCTCAGTCCCTTCAACAGGGGGGCGATCTTCGACGCGACCAGGCCCAGCAGAATCGACCAGGCCAAGAACTTGCTCACGACGTTCTGCACCGGCTCGGGCAGGCTGGTGAACCACTTCGCCAGCTGCCCGATCACCACCGCCACGCCCGGCAGGATCGTCAGCAGGTCCCGCGCCACCTGCCCGAGCAGCGCGAACGTCTGCGAGATCTGCTGCTGGCCCTCCGCGCTCGACGTCCACGCGGCGAACCGCGCCGTCAGCTGCTCGATCGTCGTCAGCAGGCCGGCGCCCTGCGCGGACGCGGGCCCGAAGATGTTGCCGAGGATGGTGCCGACGTTGCCGAGGATCCGCCACAGCTGCGACAGCGCCTGCCGCCCCTGATAGAAGAACTCCAGCAGCTGCGCCCGGCCCCGCGCGGACGTCGCCCACTCGGCCATCCGCTCGGTCACGATGATGATCGACCCGAGCAGGTTCCCCGAGCCCGCCGTAGCGGCGCGGAACATCGCGGCGATCGTCACCCCGACATTGCGGGCGATGATGCCCAGCATCCGCAGCGTGCCCAGCGCACCGGTGAACCACCTCGCCGCCTGGCCGGTGCGGACGACCTGCTGCAACCACAGGCCCGTCGCGGCGGCCGCCCGGCCGAGCAACCCCGCAGCCTGCGGCAGCACCCCCAGGAACGCGCCCGCCAAGTCGCGCACCCCGCGCACCAGCGGCGCCACGCCCTTCCCGGCGGCGTCCGCGCTGGCCGAGATCGCGCGGAACACCCCGCTCATGAACTGGATCGACTGGCGCTCGCGGGCCACGGCCACCACACGCGCCGCCAGCCTGCCCAGCCCGGCCGCCGCCACAGCGATACCCTCCTGCAGCGGCCCCCGCAGCTGCTTGCCCAGCCCGCGGGACTCCGCCGCGATCGGCCGGAAGAACGCCTGCTGGACCCGCTGCTGCAGCCCGGCCAGCGCACCACCGAACTCGCGCGCCACCGCCCGCGCGTTCGGCGGCAGCTTCTTCAGCTCCTCACCGAACTTCTTCATGTCGCCCGCGACCGCCGCGCCCAGGGTGTCGGTGAACCCCTCCACGGCCACCGTCATGATGGCCAGCGACGTCTTCCACGCGATGGCCGCAGCGGGCAGCGCCACCGCCAGCCCGGCCGCCGGCGCCAGCGCAGCCCCCAGGGACACGCCCAGCGCGGCCACGCCACCCGCGGCGGGCCCCATAGCGGCGGCCAGGGACACGGCACTACCGGCCAGCACCGCAAGGCCCGCCTTGCGGCCGAGAGCCCCGACACGGTCCACCGACCGGTTCAGCCTGTCCAGCTGCCGGTTCACCCGCTCGACACCTGAGCGCACGGCACGGTCGTGCACGCCGATGCGGATGATGAGGTTACGGATCGTCGCCACCGTCCACCTCCCCGCGGGCCTGCCAGTCCGGCATGAACTTGCCGGCGTCGATGGGTTTCTTGCTGGTCGTCGCCGCCACGGTCGCGGCGGTGATCGCGGTCAGGTGGTCGTCACGCTCGGGTCCGAGCGGGCCGTACAGGGCTTCGTAGGCCATCCACTCCGACAGCTCCCGCGAGTCGATCTCGCGCAGCAGCTGGCCGACGGTCTTGCCCAGATGCGCGGCTAGACGGAAGTAGAACCGTCGCTCTGGGCGGAGTCGAAACCCTCCTCCAGCTCCTTGACGTCGTCCTCGTCCAGGCCGGACAGGCGGGACGCGACCTCGAACAGCCGCTCCAGCGCCGCCGCGCTCTTGGACGACAGCTTGATGACGTCGGCGGCGTCGAACAGCGGCCTGCCGTCGGCGTCGACCGCGCACATCGCGATCAGCCGGGCCCGCAGGTGCCTCGGGTTGACGCGCTGCTTCTTGCCCGACCCGACGAGGCTCTTGGACTCGAAGTCGTCACGCTCGGCGCCCGTGAGGGACCTCAGGCGAACCTCGCCGCCCCATTCGGGAACGGGCACGATCTCGTAGCGGCGGTCGTCGGCGCCGAGGATCTGGTCCTTCGACAGCAGGGTCATGACGTCGGGGGTTCCTTGTCTTCGGTGATCGGAATGCAGATCCGGTGCGTCGCGGCGGCCTGTCCATCGGTGGTGAACCGCCACCGCTCGGTGAAGCCGGTGCGGCCGGGCCGCTGGTCGGCGAACACCTCGGCGTAGATGCCGCCCGGCTCGAATCGCAGGCTGACCAGTTCGCGCGGGTCGAACCCGAGGGACTCGATCAGGTCGAGCACGCGGGCCCGCGGAACGGACGCCGGCACGCCCGGAATGGTGACGCTCACGCCGCGGGAATCTCCACGTCCTCGGCGGGCTCGCTGGTGATGGCGAAGTTGATGACGACGGTCGCGGCGTCGTCGCCCTCCACCGACCGCTCCTTACCGACGCTCGACACCCGCACCGGGTAGATGTCCATCGGCGAGCCCGGCACGTCCCCGCCGTCCATCCACACGATGTAGCCGGAGGTGTCACGCGGCAGCAGCGCCCGCGCGTCCGTGCCGGTCTTGTCGGCGTAGAACGTCAGGCTGGAGTCCTCGGCCGAGATACGGCCCGGGATGACGCTGGTGAACCGCGAGTCCAGGTCCGGGGTCTCGACGTTCTCCGACTCGGTGTTCCACCCCTCGGTGGAGGCGATCTCCCGCGTCAGGTCCGTGCCGGCGTCCAGCTCCGACCGGGTCGGCGACTGGTAGTTCGCCATCGTCGCGACGAAGTACACCTTGGAGACGTCCGGGTTGATGTACCGGACGGACTTGGTGATCGGCGTGGCCGCCATCAGCTTTCCTCCTTCTCAGCTGCACGCCGACGGCGCCGCGGCGTGTCCTGTTCGGCCGCCGCGGGCGGCGCTTCCTCCTCGACCTCGGCCCATCCGGCGGCGCGGTGGAACGGCACCGCCGACACCGCCACCTCGATCACGCCGTCCACGTCCGGGTGACTCATCCGCACCAGCTCGCGCTTCACGGGACCCTCACCACGCACACGCTCAGGCCGGTGACACCGTCCGGGTAGGTGATGGCGGCGCGGCCCGTCGCCGGGTTCCGGTACAGGTCCGGCACGGGGATGACGTGGATACCGGCCGTCGCCGCGACCGTGAACGTGCGGTCGGCCACGGCGAGGTCACCGTCGACGGTCTGCGGCGTGGCCAGGGTGACGGTCTTGGACGAGCCGTCGGTGTTGCGAACCAGCAGGAACACGCCCGTACCGGTCGCGCAGTCGTCACCGCCGGACGTGGCGGCGACGAGCTTGTCGTCCACGCGCAACCCCTGATGCGGGGCGACGCTCGTGGTCAAAGCGGCCATGGCTCTCCTTCGGCCATCGATCGAAAAGGGGGTCAGCGGAACCCGGCGTCGCGGGTGACCCGGTCGACCACCCGGGAGATCTCGCGTTCCGCGGCGCGCCCCTTCGCCTCCAGGGCGGGCGCGAGGAACGGCCGGGCGCGCTGGGAGTACCAGCGGGACCGGTCGCCGAACAGCGGGTGACGGAACTGCCCGGGACGGCCGCCATGCTCGTGCGGGCGGGCATGCGGCGCCTTACGCCGGTTCACGATCACCCGCACGCCGGGCGAGCCGGCGAACCGCACGCTCACGGTCGTGGCCCTGGGGATCCGCGACGACCACGACGCGCGGCGCTTGGCCTCGTCGGCGACGATCCGGCCCGCACCGCGCAGACCCGGCCGCAGCAGCCGCCGCAGATCCTGGGGGATCCCGCCCAGGTCACGCATGAGCCGCTGAACCTCATCGCTCACCGGGACCACCTCACCTCGTGTACGCGTCCACAGCGATCACGAACCGCACCGTCGCCACGGCGCCACGGCTGGTCTGCTCCGGGGCGAACTCGACGGTCGACAGCCGCGCGCGCAGCACCAGCCCGCCCAGCGTCGAGTCCCGCATCAGCTCGGCGTTCAGAAGGTCCACCAGCTCGTACGCGCGGTCACGCACGGCCTTGGCGTCGACCTCGGCGCCCCGCCACGACGACGCCAGCGAGGTGATCTCGTAGCGCTCGCGGTCAGGGTCGGCCGACAACTGCTCGCGGCTGCGCGTGTCCTCCACGACGGCCTCACCGGGCGTGCCGGTGAAACCGATCGCGACGACGTCGGGCTCGGTGTCGCGGTGCGGGCCCCCGTCCAGCACCTGCACACCGGGCAGCGCCAGCCTCGCGCGCCGCACCAGCTCGTCCAGGACGGCGGGGACCGTGGACACCGCCGCGATGTCGGTCACGGCGACGCGGTCCCGTCGTAGACGGCGATCTGGTCAACGCCGCCCAGCACGACGACCTCGACGCCCGGCAGGCGTTCCTTGAGGCTCGTCGCCATGGCCTCGGCCTGCTCGGGGGTCGGCGTGTCCGGGACGGTCACGATCAGTGTCTGTCCCGGCGTCACGGTAACCGCCTGCTGTCCGGCCACCGGCACCGCCTGCACCGGCTGCGGGCGCGGCCGCGGCTTGTCGTCGCTCATCCCACCAGCACCTCATCCGTCGGGTTCGAACCGAGCCCCAGCAGCTCCCGCACGCGGATCGGCAGCGCATACGCACTGCCCGGCATGATCGGCTGCTCGTCGTCGGCCAGCGGCGGGCGGCCACCACCGCTGTTGAGCTGGGACGACCGCCACAGGTGCGCCGCCATCTCCAGCGCGGCCAGGCGGATGTTGCCCGGCACCGGGTCACGGCCGGCCTGGTAGGTCACGCGCACCTCACCAGGGAAGCGGGAGGTGTGCGACAGGATGCCCGCACCCGGGTCCTGCATCAGCCACCCGTCCACGCCCGCGCCGCGGTCACCCTGCGGCACCGTCTCCAGGCCCGGCAGCCGCTCCACCTTCGTGATGGACACCACCGGCCGGTGCTCCAGCACCAGCCGGTCAGACCGGGCACACGCCTCCACGACCGCACCCACGGGAGACACCTCGCCGATGCGGTCGCGGATCGCCTCACACGCCGCCGCGACGAAGCCCTCCAGCTCGTCGTCGTCGGCCGTGCCGGCCTTGTCCATGTGGGCCTTGACCTCGGCGACGGTGATGAACGGCGCCGGCGTGCCGGTCAGCACGTGCGTCTCACACCCGGTCGGCCGACGTGTCGCCCAGACCGTGCGGGCCGGGGCTCTTGGCGCCCTTGCGGGGCTTGCCGTCCTTCACGCGCGCCGCGATCGCGTCCCGGTCCACCGGGTCGCCCAGCTCGGGCCCGTCGACCTGCTGCGGCGTGGCCGGGAACTCCTCCAGCGGCGGCCGTTCAGCGCCGCGCCGGTTGTCCAGCCGCGGATCGATCCGGTCCTCGTTCGCCTCGGGCGTGGTGGTCTTGTCGTCGGCCATCTACTCCGCCTCCTTGGGGGCCTGCGTGGGCTCGGTCGGCTCGGTGGGCTTGGGCGAGGACTTGGCCGCCCGGCGACGCGTTCGCTTCTCGCCGGGCTCGGCCGTGGCCTGCTCGACCGGCTGCCGCACAGCACCCGGCCGCTCGGACATGAACGTCTCGACCGTCTCGAAGTGCGCCTCACGGCCCTTCAGGATCGGGTCGCCGTCCTCGACCAGCTCACCCTCGTTGATGACCCGCGGGGCGCCGTTCACGATCGCCGAGAACGACGTCTTGCACCGCTTGATCGCCACTGCTCTCCTTCCATGGGCCGGGCGACGGTGCCGGGGATACACCGCCGCCCGGGGCTGGGCATGCGAAAGGCCCGGCAGACGGCCGGGCCTTTCGTGCAGGCGTTGCGCTCTACAGCGCTTCGGATGGCAAGTCCGCGTAGCGCGCCAGAATCTCGCGCGCCCATGCGACCTTGTCGGCGACTCTCTGCCCTGGCGGGTGTGAGCTCGACCAGAGCTCCAGGTTCTCGATCCGATTGTCGCCCCGGTCGCCGTTGTCCGCCGCCTACGGGGCGGCGCGGTGCCCAGCGGGTCGCCATACAGGCGCCACCGGTTGAGATGGGCCGGGCACATCTTGCGGGCGTGCGCTGGGGTCTCGCATCCTTCAACGACGCAATTGACGTTCGACCCGTTTGGCGCCCGCCGCCGCTCCGCCTCGCCGGGGTCACCCGTCTTCTTCCACCGCCAGTAGTGCATCGAGCACCAGCGACGCGCGAGTTCCCGCTTCTCGCAGCCTTCGATCGAGCACTTCGCGTTCCCCTTGCGCCCCATGCCCCGAGCTTAGGATTCGGAAGGCATGGGCGCAGGGGAAACCGCTCAGACCGTCGTCTCCAGATTCAACAGCCTAAACGCGGCGCTGTTCACCACTCCGGCGCCCACCCTGTAGTAGGCGTACCAGCCGCGCTGGCCGGTCGGCCGGTTGGAGTTGCCGAACAGGTGCGGCACGAACTCCACCTGCATGCCGACCCGGTCGGCGATGACGTAGTTGGAGAAGTCCCCGAAGATCATGATGTAGTTGTCGCCCGCCGCCGCCGTGTCCCAGGTGGCGTCCATGTCCTCGGCCTCCAGCGCGGGACGGCCGAGCAGCATCGGCGGGACGTCGCCGGGCAGCCGCTCCCACAGGCCCGCGCCGCCGCTCGTGTCGAACTGCCTCACGAGGTTGTAGATGGCGCGGTTGGCCAGCCACGACGCGTTGGCCCGGTACCGGGCGGGCAGCGACCCGTCGAGCTTGTAGATGTCGGCGAGCGCGAACGTCTCCGCCGTGGTCACGGGGATCTCGGAGGCGGTGCCGGCCAGGGCGGTGACGATGCCGGTCGGCTGGCCCACGCCGGTGCCGGTGGTGAACGCCGCGGCCTCCAGCGTGTCCCGGCCGAAGCTGAGGAGACGCGCGACCTCGGCGGTGACGTTGGCGGCGTCCTCCAGCGCCTCGATCGAGATCGGCACGAACCCGGCAGCCTTGTGCACGGGGATCGTGGGCTGGGCGAAGGTGGTGGCGTCGTCGGACACCTCGGTGGCCTCGGCGTCCCACGACCACGCGACCGCGCCCGAGGACACGCCGTTCCAGACGTCGCCGGTCGCGACGACCTGCCGGGCGACCTGGCGGATCTGGTTGCGGCTGCCGTTGGCGGTGATGATGACCGTCGGGTCGAGCTGGAACGGCACCAGGTACCCGCCGGCGCTGTCGGTCAGCGACATCGCCCGCTCCAGGGCCCGCTGCTCCTCGGCGGTGACCAGCTCGCGCCGCCCGGCGGCCATCTTCGACCAGGCCCGCAGGTACTCGGGGCTGGAGGTGGCCAGGCACAGCCGGGAGATCCGGGCGTCACCGTCGTCGAACTGCTCGATGATCGAGGTGGCGGCGGACCGCACGTGGTCGTTGGCGCCGCCCATCCGCTCGACCGCGGACTTGGCACGCGCCCGCATCTCGGCGTTGATCTCCTGCTTGGACCGCGACCACGTACGGACCTCGCTGAGGTCCCAGGGGTTGCGGAACCGGCAGTCCTCCACCGAGTCCGGGTTGAGGATCGGGTCGGTGTCGTAGCCGTCGCTGCTGTTGACGGGGGTGCCGCGCTCGGTGCGCAGCGCCGCGGCGGCCGGGAGCCGGTCCGTCACCTGGACGGCGCTGCGGACCTTGGCCAGGGCCGCGTCCCGCTCCAGCTTGCGACGGTGCGCGTCGACCTGCGCGAACTCGCGGGTCAGCTCGTCGAAGAGCTGCTCATCCTCGGTCGTCAGGTCCTTCTTCTCGCCGAGCCGCTCCAGCTCGGCCGTGATGTCCTGCAGACGGATGACCGCCTGCGGGTGCGACAGTTCCATTACGCGTCCTTCTCTGTGATGGACGCCAGGTGCTCGCGCATGCGGGCGACCTTCTCCGCGATCTCCGCGCGCAGCGGCTCCTGGCTCGTCGGGTCGGCCGACGGGTGCCCATCGGAGGGCGGCGCGTCGGTGCTCGTGGACGGGTGGCGGTCGGCCGGCGCGTCCTGCGAGCGGTTCTCAGGGGTGGACGGGTGCCCCGTGGGGGGCGGCGCGTCCGAAGTCTCAGTAGGGCCGAACAGCAACGCCCGGGCGACGTCGCGGCGCACGGCCGGGTCGTCCAGGTCGTCGGCGTCGGCCGGGGCCTGCGGCGCTTGGCGGGCCAGCGCGGCACGCACCTCACGGCGCAGTTCGTCGTCGCTGCGGATCTCGCTGGCGAGCGCCTGCGCGCGCACGCCCACGCTGGTGCCCTCGTAGGCGGGGAACACCACCGGCCCGAGTTCGTGCAGCTTGACCTCGACCAGTGTGCGGGTCAGCGGGCCGCGGTCGCCCGGGTTCCACAGCAGGGCGTCCAGCTCGTCGGGCCGGACCCGCTTGCCGTCGGCGTCGTGCCACTCCTCACGCACCACGCTGAACCTGAACGACATGCCGTCCACGGCGCCGTCCCTGATGGCGTCTCTGACCGGCTCCATCAGCCAGTTGTCGGAGATGCGGCCGCGCACGAGCAGGCCGTGGTCGTCCTCGGCCAGCTCGTCGATCCGCCCGATCGGAATGGACCCCACCAGCGGGTGACGGCCGTGGTCGAACTGCATCACCGGGGTCCGCTCGCGCAGGCTCTTGCGGAACGCGCCCTTGCGGATCTGCTCGTAGAACTGGCCCTCCCAGCTGTCGATCAGCGTGGGCTGCCCGAACACCGCGGCGTAGCCGTCGAGGGTCAGGCCGTCGCCCTCACCGTCACCGTCGCGCAGCTCGAACGCGACCGACCTGGTGAGGTTCTCCCGTGGTGCGCTCACGACGCCTCCATCCGCTCGGCGATCCTCGCCGCCACCTCTCGCATCCGGACATCAACGGCCACGGCGTGCTCACACCGCCACTCGTTCGGGGCGACCTCGGTCATGACACCGCTGCACGACCCGCAGAAGCACTGGGGGCGACCGTGCTCGTCGGTAGCGACCGGGATCACCAAGCCGCTCTTCTTCACCGTCAGCTGGGTCACGGCGCCGTACCTTCCTCATCGTCCTCAGACGGCTCGTCGGACAGCTCCCCGCCCGCCGCGGGAGCCTCGGTGCCGGGCGGCTGCAACTGCACGCTGTACAGACCCGAATGCACCAGCAACGTCATGTCCTCGGCGTCCACCGCCGCGACCACCGTCTCCGGCTCATAGCCCGCGTCCACCAGCTGCCGGATCGTCGCCGCCTTCCGGAACTGGATCTCCGCGGCGTCGCGCCGGTCTTCCCGCAGGAAAGGCACGTCGCGCGCGTCATACCAGGTGCGTGCGCCCGGCGGCACCGGCAGCAGTGGCTCCAACGTGCCCGCCGCGTCCGCCCACAGCGGATGCATCGTCCCGTCGGCGAACCGCCGCCTGGCCTGCCCGTAGTTCCCCGCGTTCAGCGCGCTGCCCTGCAGGCCCTCCGACAGGCCCACGATCACCGGGTGCACGCCCGCCGCCGCGGCGATGCGGGTCTCGCCCATGCCCTGGACGTTCTTGAAGTCCAGCTCCTTGAAGTCCTTGCCGACCACGGTGACGTCCGCGCCGCCACCCAGGTAGAGGGTCTTGTAGGCGTTGTGGTGCCCGCGGTGTTCGGCGTCCATCTTCGCCTTGAACCGCTCGAACACCTCAGGCGTGATCGACGGGTCGAGCTTCACCACCAGGTTCGGCGTCGCCGCGTTCGACAGGAACCGGCCCTTGTGATCCGACATGGCCGAGTCGTTGGCGATCTCCCGCAGCAGCGGCGTCAACCACGACATGCCCCGGTACGTCGCCAGCGGGTCCGGGTACGGCGCGAAATGCGCCACCTCGTCCGGCAGCAACGGCACCGGGTTCGAGCCCGTCTCGAACCCGCCCTCGGTGTAGACGTAACCGACCTTCCGGTAGCCCAGGACACCACCGCGGAACGGGCGGGGCTCCAGCACGATGTCGACCCAGTCCGGCCGCAGCCGCACCATCTCCCCGTCGACCACAGTCCAGTAGGAGTTCCCGGCCAGGTCCGCGTCCTGGATCATGCGGCTCAGCAGATCCTGCGTCGTGCCACCCGGCCACGGCCGCTCCAGGATCGCCAGCGACGCATCCCCGAACAGGTCCCCGGGGCGGCCGCGCCGCATCTGCTGGTACTGGAACCGCACCGCCGAGAACACCAGCTGGCGGACCGCCATGCACGCGAACACCACCGGGTTGCACGCGAAAGCCTGCGTCGCGTACGCCGTCACCGACGAAGAGATCGTCTCGATCGGCGACCCGTTCATCGTCTGCTGAACGCCGCCCAGCCCATAGGCGTTGCCGTTGTAGACGAACTCGTTCAACGCGTCGAGGTAGCCGTCAATCGACGTGACCGACCGCTCGGCCCGGGCCATCACCCGGCCCTGGAGCACCCGCTCGACCAGCCCCATCAGTCCGCGTCCCTACCGCCGCCGCCGCCGCGGGCCGTGCGGAAACCCACCACCATCGCGGTCCACGTCCACGCGAACACCGTCCACAGCACACGCCACACCACGCCGGCCAGCCAGCCCAGCACGAACGGCACAACGAACAGCAATGTCAGGGCCACCTTGGCCGGGTCGAGCCGCCGCGCCTCGTCGCGCACCTGGTCGGCCATCCGGCCCGCCCGGGCGAACACCGCCGTCATCCGAACACCGCCCAGGGCTCCACGGGCTCCTCCTCTTCGCGAGGTCGCGTCACAAACGCCCAGCGAGCGACGGTCACAGCGATCAACGGCGAGGGGTCCACGCTCGAGCCTCGCCGGTCCCACACCCACGCGTCACCGACCTGCCGTTTGCGGGCGCCGGCGACCGCGGCCGTCAACGCCGGGTGCGGGCGTACGCGCAGCGACGGCGCCCAGTCCTGCGGCGCGTCCGGCGGCCGCACGATCGCGTCGTACAGGCCACCACAGGCCGCCCCGGCGTCCCGCCCCTTGACCAACGTCAGCTTGACGCGGACATCGTCGTCGAGGTCGTCCAGGGCGTCCTCGATGTCCGGCTCCAGACTCCCTGTCGGGCCCGCCGGGGAAATCGCGACCACGCACGGCCGCCACCGCTTCACCAGGGCGGCAAGCCGCGCCGGCACCCACGACGTGCCCGGCCGGTAGTCGTTCGGCGGGATCTCGGCGTGCAGCAGCCCGTCCTCGCGCAGGCCGACCACGGCGATCGCCGCGGCCTGCCGGTCCGGGGCCACCTCCACGGCGAACGCCACCGGGTCCAGCGGCGCCGACGCCTCGTCGGCCACCGCGCCCCAGGCGGCTTCGGAGATGACGTCCCAACCGCCGGTCTGCGACGGGTAGTTCCCCACGCTCAGCAGCTCACGGGCGAACCCGCGCGGGCTCATGCTCGCGTACATCTTCGCGATGCCCTCGACCGTCACCCGGCCACTGCCCAGCGCCGGGTTCGTCTTCGCCCAGACCTTGGGATCGGCCGGGTCGTCGTGCTCGGCGCAGTCCGGGCCGCACAGGTCGCTGCACAGCTCCGCCGACCACTCGAAGTACGCCAGCCGCTCGGCGGCCTCACCGCCGGCCAGGGCCCGGTTCCGCACCCGCGTGATCTGCTCGCACGGCGCCAGATCCTTGTCCGGAGCGGACCCGCCGTACCACAGCTGCGCGTTCGGGCGGGCCAGCAGCGTCGGCATCATCGCGTCCACGGACGCGTCCGGCAGGTTCTGGCACTCGTCCATGAACACGCAGTCGCCGGAGAACCCCCGGCCCGAGTTCGTCGAACGGGCCACGAACCGGAGCCGCTGACCGCGCGGACACTGCCGCGTCGGCAGCAGCTCGATACCCTCCTCGCCCTTCGACCGCGCCACGGCCTTCACGCGTTTCCGCAGATCAGGCGTGCCATCGATCAGCGCCAGGACGCGGCGGAAGATCTCCCCGGCCGTCTTGAACTCGTGCGCGCTGTAGAGGATCAGCTCCTCACCGAACAGGAACAACCCCGCCAGCATCCGCGCCTCGAAGATCGCCGACTTCCCGTTCTGGCGGGCGACGATCAGCCCGGCCTCAAACGCCGACCACCGGCCATCCGGCTCCACGCCCAGCGCCCGCTCCAGCACCAGGCACTGCCACGGGTCCAAGCGCAGGCCCGCACGGAACGCCAGATCCACCGCCATCCGCCCCGCCGAGCGGCCCGCCCGCGGGTACACGCAGACGCGAGGCTCCACAGACCCGACCAGGTGCTCCGCCGCGACCGCCGTCACTGCACCGCCCTCAGACCCTGATACTCGGCCTGCAGATCGGCGACCTCGTCGTCGTCCTCCTTGGGCGGTGCGAGGTCACGCAGGTCGGCGAGATACTGCCGCAACTGGCCGTGCAGAAGCGACGCCGCCGACGGACTCACACCGGGCGTGTCCAGGCGCCGCGCAGTGTCCAACGCGGCCGCAGCCAAGGCGGAATCCGCGACCGTCGCCCCCCATCGCTCCAGGTCAGCACGCAGAGCCGCCTCAAGCTCACCCACGGACACCCCCATGCATGGCTATGCAGCGCTCACCAACCGGCCGTTAATCACAGTCCGTAGCCGAATCCGATGATTTCGCCAGAGAGAGAAAAGGGAGATGTGGCGGCCGAGACGAACAGGCCCAGCGCGCTGCCGAGCACCGCGTCCACGACGGCCACGATCGTCAGCAG